AATCTGTAGCCATTAATGAGGTTGATTGGGATAAAGAATTTAGTGATGTTAAAAAGAATTGTTTATCACCAGAGACTGTTGTTAATATGCTCAATTCCCAATTGGATAGATTAGGTAAACCCTCAAAAGACAGGGGTAAGATAAGTGCGAATGAACCAATTATTAGTGCTAAAAATATACCGACTGATAATGAAGGTGAAATTGATATAGATCATTTTATTAAACAAATAACCGCATTACCTAAACAAATATTTGATAGAAACCCTAAAATGGAGAAAAGTGATACTGGTGGTTTACAATATACAGTTAATACTGGTATCCCAGCGTTAAGAAGTATCCTTTATGACAAAGAAAAAGGTGCGTTTTACACCATAAATACCTGCCCTGGGGCTGGGTCGTGTGCGATCGACTGTTATGCTAGAAAGGGTTTTTATATTATGAATGACGGTAAAAACCTAAAATACACGCAAAGACTTAATCTATTATTGAATGACCCAGAGATGTATGAGAACATCATAATGGATGAATTGGATCCTTTGGCTTATAGTCTTAAAAGACAATCAAAAAAAGAAGGTACCGATATTAAATTAGTTCTTAGATGGAATGATGCTGGTGATTTTTTCGCCAAAAAATATTACGATATTGCGATAAGTGTTACTAACCAACTACTTAAAGATGGTTACAATGTTGAGTCATACGCTTACACAAAAATGGGTGACATAGCGAATATTGCCGACCCTAACTTTATCATGAATTTTTCTGATGATGCTAATAAGAGAGAAACGGAAAAAGTTAACACAGACACAGCTAAGATATCAAAAATAGTTCCAAGGGAATTATTTAAAGACATTTTCAAAAAAGATGGCCCACATTATGCTAAGGATGAGAAAGGTAAAGCTCAATTCATTGATGATGAGACTAAAGATGTTTTAAAAAATCGTGTGAGTATTAAATACGGTATACCATATGAATCAATTGTTTATACCGATGAGCTACCAACAACACAAGACGAGCCATTAAAATACAATGTGATTGTATTACCGACTGGTGATAGTGATGTTGGTGCCCAAAGAAAAGATGTTAAAGGTAGTTATTTACTACAACATTAACGTCTAAGGTGCATAATAACCTCTTTACCGACAGAAATTTCTTCCTCGGAAGGGTTATCCCCCATAATAGTACCGATCACCTTCATTTTACTTTGAAGAGCTTTGTACATGATCATATCTAGCGTATCAGCGAATAAAGGGTAGATAATGTGTACTTGGTTTTGTTGACCAATTCTATGAGCTCTATCCTCGGCCTGCATGTGATTAGCAGGTGTCCAATCTAAATCATTGAATATTACCACGCTACTTTCAGTCAGTGTCAAACCAACGCCAGCTGCAACAATATTACCTAAGAAAACTTTAACCTTATCATCATTTTGGAACGATTCGACAGCCTGTTGTCTTTTTTCTTTTGAAACTGAACCATCGATCGTAACTGCTTTTTTACCAAAATGGGCTTGTAATTCTTTGATAGTATTACTGAAACAACTAAAAATAATAACCTTCTGGTCATTTTCCAACATTTCTTCGGCCATTTCAATTGTATGGGCGATCTTGTCGTAGGATAATAACTGTCTAACCTTGATTAGTTTTGTTAAGTGGTCCGTAATTGTTGGTTTCTCACCAGCGGCTTCCATTTCCTCAATCCAAGCTTCGTATTCAGCGATATAAGCATTATAACTAGTTGAAAATTCAAGTGGTAAATAAACAGGTTTAATTGTTTTTTGTGGTAAGTCGATTGAATCATTTTTTGTTCTTCTCAAAATAACATCGGATGAAAAATCTTTCAACTCCTCTAGATTTGATGATCCAGAACAAACCCAATACTTTTGTTTGGTGCCTTTACGGTTAAACTGTCTACCAGCACAATATCTTTTAACGTAACCAACCCAGTTAGCGGCAACAGGTGAATCACACAAATACAAAAGATTATAGAAATCGATTGGTTTGTTTGTGATTGGAGTACCTGTTAACAACCATCTTACTGGTATTTTCATGGCAAAATCGTTAAAGATCTTAGTTCTGTTTGAGGAAGCGTTCTTAAGGTAATGAGCTTCATCGGCAATCACCAGGTCAAATTTATGGTAATCAATTGGTGATGTTGGTAAATCAGCCACTTTAACACCACGTCTAGGTAAATGGTGGAAATTTTTCAGGATATCGTAGTTTACAATCGTCCATTTCTTAACTGTGAGGTTACTTCCATCAACAACACTAATATTGTCAGGTGAATCATAGTTTGAAATCTCGATTTTCCAGTTAAGTTTAAGTGACGCTGGACATACAACAAGTATTTTCTTGAACTGACCTTCCATAGCCGCAATGATAGCGGATGTTGTTTTACCTAAACCCATTTCATCGGCCAATATGAACTTATCATTCATTAATAACTTTTTGATAGCCGTTATTTGGTGTGGTTTTGGATCTCTTTCGTATTTTGTTGGGTCAATTACTGGTTCTGGTTTACTTACTTTAACACATTCTTTTGATATGTAGAAGGTGTAATATTCATCACAACCCTCTTCAAAGCACCCAAAAACATGTAAAAAATTATCTTTTCTACTAAGTAACTTATTTATAAAAATCTTTTCTGGTATGTAATCTAATTTCAACTGCTCAGCTATGAACGGTCTACAAGATTTACTAATATCAAATAGTTTATTGACAACAACTGGGTCGACATGACCATTTCTAACAATGTAGTCACTTTGGTTTTTTGTTGGTATGAAGCTTTTGCTTGTAAAATATGTTTTCTGTATCCCTAAAATATAGTCATTGGTTCCTTTGTAAACCTTTAATATATCCAGAGCACGTTTTTCTATTGGTAACTGCATTATAGTTCTTAATTCATCGAATTTATTATTATTCAATAATAATAAATTTTTGTGAGAAAGTCAATTCATTAATAAATCAAAGTATTTATATAGAAAGAACAATGGAAAGAAAAACTAGAATACCGAATACCAGGTTGAATAGGTTTTATGACGAAGAGGATTTTCAACTTGAACTTGATATGGCTACAGAGCTAATCGAGGGTGATATGAACTTTACCGTTGTTTTATTTAGAATTGATCGTGTAAATACACAAGTAGATGACGTTTATTGGGAAAGTAATTCTGGTGATATCAGATTTAGAGCTCCGATTGAACTTAAGGTTATATTAAACCTATCGAATGGTGAAAACAAATCGTACTCACCAAATGGTAATTTAAGGTATCAGGATTACGGTAACTTAGAATTCACGGTGTTGCAAAAACAACTGGATGAAAAGAATGCTGAGATTAGCTACGGTGATATCGTTGGTTATGCTGACAGACAAAACAATTTTAAATATTTCACAGTTTTTGATGACGATACAATAAACTCAGATAACCCTAGTACACAATTTGGTTATTCTGGATATTTCAGAAGAATTAAATGTACTACTGTTGATCCAAACATATTTAACGGAATATAACCATGGCATTACCAGGATCTTTTAAGAAAAACATCAATATCACGAGAGACCGTGCTAACATTGAATACCCTTATTCGATGCAAAGTGGTGCGGCTGAGAATATGAAGGATATGATCACCGATAAAGATACCTACCTTCCAAAAGGTGTGGTACATGTTGATTTGGATAGAGGTTTTAAGGAGTTTGTTAAAAATAATTTAAAGCTTTCCCTTGATGGTGAGGAAGTTCCAGTATTTATGATGGGTATTCAGACTTGGAATGAGTTTTCCCAAACTTGGAAATTTTCTGATGAATATAAAAATGTTAAAATACCTTTTGTTAACATCGTTAGAAACCCTGAAACTAAATACGGTACAAACCCATCTTTAATTTACAACATACCAATTGGTAAACATTACACATATGCTGAGGTACCGACTTGGGATGGAAATAAAAAAGGGGTTGATGTTTATCAGATACCACAACCAATACCTATTGACATAATGTATTCGGTTAGGATATTTGCCTATAGACAACAAGAGTTAAATAAATTTAATAGTCTTGTCCTTAAAAATTTTCAGAGTAGACAGGCTTATACGATCGTAAATGGACATTATATACCAATTGTTTGGGAAGATACTTCTGATGAAAGCCAAGTAACTGATTTAACCAATAAAAGGTTTTATGTTCAGCTTTACACTTTTAATTTACAAGGGTTTATTTTGGACCCAGATGATTTTATCGTAACACCAGCTGTTAGTAGAACATTCACATTAACTGAAAACACATAAAAATAATCAAACTTTTTTTAAAATGAACCGATCTTACGGTTTTTTGGTAAAAAATGTGATATTTATGAATAAGTAAAATTAAATAATAAATAAAATTAACTAAATATGGCAAACAAAGTTTATGCATCTCCAGGTGTTTACACAACAGAAAAAGATTTAACTTTCACTACCGAAACAGTGGGTGTTACTACTTTAGGTGTTGTTGGTGAAACCTTAAAAGGTCCAGCGTTCCAACCAATTTTCATTAGAAACTTCGATGAGTTCAAGACAACATTCGGTGGGACAAATCCAGAAAAATTTAAAAATACGCAAATTGTTAAGTATGAATTACCATACATAGCAAAACAGTATTTAACACAATCAAATCAATTGTACGTAACTAGACTACTAGGTTTATCAGGATATGAAGCTGGTATGGCTTGGACTGTTAAGACTTTAGGTGCATGCGATGAGTCAACATTATCACACACAGGTATTACTAAAACTCAAATTGAGTTTCGTTTCAATACTGCGACTAACGCATTCTATGTTATTGAAAACAGTACTAATATTGACTTAATCGACTATATCTCAAGTTTAACTGGTGTTGATGCTACTGAATTTGATGCAGTGTTTAACACATATTTCACTACAATTGGTGGTTATGTTGGTGCTGATTTCTACGATAAAAAACATGCAATGTACTGGGGTTTATTAACCAACGACTTGCAAGATGATATCGATACTGACGCTAGCGCAATAAACTTAAGCTCACCAATCTATGTTGATGCTTATGAATTACCTGTTACTGTTCCTGCTGCTGATAGAGACGCTTATGTTTTAAATAACGAGTTGATCTATAACACAGCAACACAAACATACAGCGGCCCAAGTTTTGGTTTATTCTGTCATACATTTACTTCAGCTGGTGCTAACACCATTAAAGGTAAGTTAGAGTTATACACAATGACTTTAAGTTGTGACCCTTTTGCTGAAGGACATAACAAAACTATGGCAACAATCAGAAGTAGAGGTAACTATGTTTCTGATGTGTTGAAATTCAAAGTTGGTTCATTAGGTATGGTTGCTCCATTAGGTTTGGATAGCAATCCTTATTTAGCATTTGATTTAACTGGTACAACAGCTAACCCATCGGGTGGTACTTTCTCATACACGGTTTCTTTAAAAGAAGGTAACGCTAACTACATTAAAAATGTAATTGGTACTACTCCAACAAATAAAGATTCTTTGATCTATGTTGAAGAAGTTTACGATAACTCATTAAAAATGGGTTGGTTAGAAGGTAAAATCAAAGGTTTGTTTACAGAACTTACTTCTGTTAACGATTGGGATCACTATAAATTCCAATATCAATCACCTGTTACACCATTTATTGTTTCGGAATTAAGAGGTGGATTACCACAAAGATTATTTAGATTTATCTCAATATCTGACGGTACAACAGCAAACTTTGAAATTAAAGCATCTATTGCAAATGTTGATTTATCTAAAAAGACATTTGATATCTATGTAAGAGCATTCAATGATACTGATAAAACACCTGTTTTATTAGAAAGATTCACTGATTGTACAATGAATGAGGCTTTAGATAACTACGTTGGTAGAAAAATCGGTACTATCGATAACAAATACCCATTGAAGAGTAGTTACATCGTTCTTGATTTGGCGGTTAACGCTCCAATTGATGGTGTACCTGCTGGTTTCGAAGGTTATGAGTTCAGAACTAATAACGTAACTGGTTACACTGAAACACTTGTTCCAGAAATGCCTTACAAATTGAAATACTACGCTCCTGGCGATACAATTTATGATCCACCATTTGGTAACGCAGTTATCTCTAGTGGTGATAGAATCCCTAAAAACTATTTAGGTTTCTCAAGCCAATTTGGATTTGACAAAGACTTGTTATTATTCAAAGGTAAAGTTAGTATCTTAGGTGATAACGCATACAACAATGGTGATGATTACACAACAAAAACTAAAGGTTTCCACATGGACATCAACGCACAATCAATCGTTGATTCTGTAACTGGTGATCAAGTTTTTGCTACTGGTGTGGCTTCATTTAACGATGCAACAACTGTTGATGGTAACGTATCACACCCTTATAACAACATGAGAACAAGAAAATTCACAGTATTATTCTCAGGTGGTTTTGATGGTTGGGATGAATACAGAGTTAACAGAACAAACACAGACGAATATAAAATCGGTAGAACTGGTTTCGTAGCTGGACAATTTGATACATTCACAAATGTTGAATATGCTGAATTGTTTGGTACTTCTGACTACTATGCAACAATGTATGGTATCAGAACATTCCAAAATCCTGAAGAAATCGCTATTAACATCTTGGCAACACCTGGTATTGATATGTTGAATAACACTGACTTGGTTAGAGATGCAATTGAAGTGGTTGAAGAAAAGAGATTGGATGCAATTTACTTACCAACATTACCTGATATTAAATTATTAAACAATAATAACCCTTCAGATACTGAAAGTTGGTACTATGCTGAAGATATCGTTAGCGAATTAGAGAATACTGATATTGACTCTAACTACACTGCGGTATACTACCCATGGATCCAAATTACAGATACAGACAATAATGCAAACTTGTATATTCCACCTACTGCTGAAGTAGTAAGAAATATGGCTTATACTGATAACGTAGCGTTCCCTTGGTTTGCAACTGCTGGTTACAATAGAGGTTTAGTTAAATGTAATAGAGCACGTATTGTTCTTGACCAAGAGGCTAGAGACGTATTATATCCAGGTAGAATCAACCCATTGGCTACTTATTCAGACGTTGGTGTTGTTATCTGGGGTAACAGAAACTTACAAGTTAAATCAAGTGCTCTTGATAGATTGAACATCAGAAGATTGTTGTTACAAGCAAGAAGATTGATCATGAGTGTATCTAAAAGATTGTTATTCGATCCAAATGATACTACAGTTAGAAATCAATTCTTGTCTTTAGTTAACCCAATCTTGGATAACATCAGAAAAGAAAGAGGTTTGACAGACTTTAGAGTAAGTGTTGCTATGGACGTTGAAGATAATGATAGAAATACCTTAAGAGGTAAAATATTTATCAAACCAACTCCAACATTAGAGTTCATTGAACTTGAGTTCACAGTTACACCACAAAACGTTTCATTTGATAACATATAATAAAGTTGGGGGTATTTAATAGTACCCCCATATTTTTACCGTAGGTTATTTTTCACCAGCGGTAAAAAGAAAGTAACAAAGAAAAATACTATAATAGTACTATATATAATATCTTATTATATTATTTATATATAAACTATATAATAT